AATTTCGTCTGGGTGTACACAACTAGTCATCTTGAATACCATTGGTACACGTTCACTTGTCCACAAGTTTATTAAGCCTTGTGCCATTTCACCAATCCGTTCCTTACACTCGTTCTCAGTGTTGTAAGGACCACGATTGTCTATGATTGTCATACAAGCTTGTGCGCTTGCTATATGACATGCTATAATTACGGCTGTGAACATGAGGGTTGTATCCCGGCAGGGTTAGCTGCTTATATCATAAAAAAAAGTGTGCGTCAAGGGGCAAGTTACCCTGCCCCCCGACATTATATTATGAGAAGGTTACTGTCTGTGCAGTTTCTACACCACCAGTACAATCAGCAATGATTGCCCATACACGAACAACAGCGTTAATTGCGCCTGTTCCAATGGTCATATCAATAGTATCTGCTGAGTCATATAGATGTGGTACAGTCGTTGCAAAGATTGCAGTTTCCTGACCTGCTGCAGCAACAGTTGAAGCTGCAACGTAGCGGTTCGCATCTCCGCCGTCACCTAGCTCAATAGTACCAGAGTTTCCTGCACTATCTGCAGTGATAACGTTGATACCAGCACCCAAAACTACAGTATCTGCAGGGATGCTAAGAGTTTCAAACACGTCGGAAGCAGCGTTAGTGGTTGAGCTAAAGTCAACAACTTCTGCGATTACACGAACGTTAGGTCCAGAGGCAGGAAAACCAGTAGTTCCTACACCAGTAATAGTATAAGTCGCCATTTTCTAGTCTCCCTTACGCAAAGTCGATAACACCACGAACGATGGCTTCAGGACGCAGAACTTTACGCCCGAAGACATGCAGTCCACGGATAATATCGCTAAAGGTTTCAGTTGAACGTACAACTTCAGTCTTCGCAATGTGCGAAGCAGTTGCAGTTGAGGACATGTGTCCAGCAAGAACAAGGTTCTCAGAAGCGTCAGTTGCCAGACCTGTCATGGTTACTTGGTCAGTACCACCTGTTGAGTTCAGGGCAGTTGACTTGTAACAATTGAAGCCAGCAATGTTACCCTGCATAACAAGACCGTTACGCAAAGGTGAAGTACCATCACCAGTTACCTGCACTTCAGCAAACTTCGCGCCTGCACCGAACAGGTTTTCGTAGAACGCTGGTGGAGCAACAAACCAACGATTTTCTTCAGGAACGCTCTGGTCGTCCAGAGTACGTGCCATCAGAAGCATTAGGTTGATTGCGTTGTCCTTGGTTGACTTCACGTTAATTGGTGCAGCGGCAGTACCCAAACTTGTGTTTGTAGTAAGTAGGCCACCAGACAGTGAAGCGTCATCAGCACCTGCAATACCTGCGCCGTCAGAGATAGCCTGCAACACGTTTGCGTCGTACTTCCGCTTCAGTGAGTATGCACCTGAAGAAGTTGCCAATGCTTCAAAGTTTACGTGAGACTGACGCTCTTCGATGTCGTCAATCTTGAAACCAAAAGCGTTTGCTTGGTCAACAACCATAGTAATCTGGTCATCAGCTAAGTCCTGTGGGTTTACCACTGAGCCACGTGAGTAGCTAGACACTGTGATTGTTGGTTCTTTAATGATACGTACTGTATCGCCAAAGTTTTCAATTTCGCCAGCGTAGTCGGTATTAGTAATATCTTCTGCAACCGAAGCACGACGGAAGAACTTGAGAACTTTTTGGCTAAAGATTTCTGGCGTAAAGTTGCCAGAAGGGAGGTTATTATAACCTGCTGCTCTATTAAAAGCCATTGTTCAATCCCTTCCTTTGAGGATTAAGAGTTATAGTCGATTCGCCCATCTGCCCTTGCTTGGTCGATTTCAGCTTCTAGCTTTTCGAACTCCCAAGGTTTCAGTTTAGCGATTTGCGAAGCCTTGAAGATTTTCTTACCCGCATCGGGGTCAGTAGCTACTTCTCTAGCGACATTCTTGGTAACAGCGTCTGCTGCACTTTCCTGACGCTTAGACTTCTTTGGTTTGTTAAGACCTTTATCGGCCTTGTACAAGTCAACCACACGACCTGCCCATCTAGCATCGGTATTGTTTTTATAAATACCATCTGCGATTGTTGCAGGTTGTTCTTCGAGCCAACCTAAGAACTCATCCGTTCCCTTCAGTTCATCAAAGTCTGGGTGTAAGCGTAGCAGTTCCTCGTAGGCGTTCTGCTTTTCTAGTTGCTTTTCCCGTTCCTTGATTGTACCTATTTCACTTCTAAGTTCTGCGACTTGAGATTCGGTTTGCATAGATGCAACAGTTTGCACCACTTCAAACACGTCAGGATACCTGTTCTTAAAGTTTTCCAGTTCTTCTGGGGTTCTAGGAACCTGTACACCTGTTGGCATATCTACAGCCTCTTTAGTCATTGCGTCCTTGAGGTTCGCGATTTCCTGTTTGAACTCGTTGACCTTGCTGTCATAGTGCTTCTTCAAGTCGTCGTAACGTTTCTTGTAATCGTGTTCCGCTTCCGCTTCTTTCTGCGGTACGAAACTATCGCCTTCCTGAGTAGCCGCTTCTTTGGGAGCGGGGTCAGTTTCTTCTTCGGATGCTTCTACTTGTTCGTCTTCGTCATCCTTGTAGACTTCATCGCGATACTTACCACGATACAATCCTTCGTTATTTGTAACTCCAAAGGAGTCATTTGCTTTATTGGCTCTGTGGCCTTTTGCTTTTGCCATTTGTTTTACCTCATGATGCGGGGCTACTTGGCGTGTAGGTAGCCGCTTCGGTTACGTCAGGGCCGCGTTAGCGGGTAGCTGACTAATTCGTGTTTAAGAATGATTCGTTACCCTGCAATGTTGCATCTGCTACTGTTTTAGGTGTAAACGCTGTGCCTATTGCCTCTAATATTGCTAACGGAGGTGCTGCCTTTGTAGCTACCTTAGAGATTGCCCTGCCTGCAAGTTTGCCTGCAGATTTAGGGTCATTCTTAAATGTTTCAATAAAGTTTACTTTTGACTTATCATCGTGAAATACTTGTTCCTGTAAAAACATCACCATGCTTTCCAAGGAACGTTCACCTGTTTCGTAAGCCTTTTTCATGTTACGTATAAAACGTACATTCTTGTCAAGTTCTGACTTAGGCATCTTTTTAAAGTAATCAGTTTTTTGTTTAGCGTGAGTTTTCCACGCTTCTTCTACACCATCAAATAACTCATCTATAGTAACTTTTCTACTAAGAATCTGTTGATTACCGGGTCCAGCAGAATGAGCAAAGTTACGAGCTTTTTCTATAGAAGGAGTATGAAACTTACCTACGTTCTCTTTACCATATCCATAGTCTACATTAAGATTTGATTTATCTACGTCTATTGGCTCACCGCGATAGACTGTTACTTTGTCGCCGGATGCGTAGCCCTGTTCAAGAAAGCCACCCTCCGACGCTTCTTGGCGACGAGAGACCTCCTTCTTCCCACGGTTGTTGATTTTCTCTAACCTATCGTATCCGATAATTTTTGCTAGTTCAGGCGGTATGACAACTTCGCCTTTAGATAGAGCAACATCTATTGTACCCTCATATAGTTTACGGTCCACACGTCCGATGTCAAGACCTTTCTCTCGCGCTACGGTGTAGGCATCGAGAATCATCTTGCGTATGTCCTGTGAGCCTGCGTGTTCTACAGCAGGTGCATTGATAACAAACGTACCCTCTGGTACTTCCATCGGTTGGTCATCTGCAACAGTTTCCCTTTCAGAGAACTGACCGGGCGGTCCCTGTACGAATCCAGCAGGGGCTGTGCCGCCAGCTTGCATACCGATACGTCCGCCGTCTGCAAAACCTACACTTCCTGAAGTTCTATCTCCTGTAGCTTGAGAAGAAAAACCGCCACTACTGCCAGTACTAGTTGGAGCGGATGAGCCACTGCTGGCTGGGCTGTTATCACTGTCATCAGTATCGTAAATACCACCATCACTATCATCAAAACCAAGATTACCGATAGGAGAACTGTCAAATGCGGATTCTTTAGATGGTGGTGGAGGTGAGTCATCGCTGCCATCATCCTGTTGACCCGGAGAGTAATTACTTATGTTAGTTTTTACTATATCGAGTGATGTTTTGTATTCATCCACTGTTGAATCACGAAGAGGGTTGCTAAACAAGTTTTCAAAGAAACCAGCTATGCCTGACTTTGTGCTACCGGGTTTTGCTGAGTCTTTCCAACTGTTACTAAAATTAACGTAATCCTGCGTTGTCCAACCTGTGGTGTTTACACCGTATTGACTAGCCAGAGCCTTTGCTCCTGCAAGAGGACCAGAACTAGATACCGTACCAAACTTGGTTGAGTGCCAGTTGCCGTAGGCATCGTAGTTACCACCTAGTGCTTTTGCAGTGGCAGCGTCGAGAAGACCAGACTTTCCTGTGGTGGTGTACGTTCCATCTCCGTCATCAGAATCATCTCCAGAATATATTTCTTGCATCGTACCGGGAATAAATCCCTTATCCAACTCTTCAAGTTCGTATATTTGTGCTGAAGTAAAGTTACCAAGTGTGCCTGTATATTGCTTACTTCCCGGTGCGCGGCTAACAGTTTGACCGTTGAGGTCCATCATGTTTCCACCACCACTGGCTGCAATCAAAGTAGCATTTTCATATTGTTTCTTGCGATTCAAATCACCAGCCACTGCACCGATAGCTGTCAGAGGCAGACCCGTTGCCAAACTTGCAACTCCTAGAATTGCCACTTCTCCGGGTCTCTCTTTAAGCTGTTGCATACCTAGATTCTTCATGTAGTTGGCAAATCCTGAATCGGATTTATCCATCTGTTTCTTTGCAGACTTTTGATTATTTCGTACGTAAGTACTTGCATCTATATTACTGTAACCACCAGAGAATATGTTCGTTCCTTGCATCGGGTTGAACGCATCACCGCCACCAATGTCACGTACGGTTGGACGAGAAGAACCGTCATCCTGTTCGTCGTCGTCGTCAACAGGACCAACAGTTGTTCCAATTCCAGTGCCTAACGTTTGGTCGTAGAAGTTAACGAACTGATTCTGATATTCATCTTGTGTTAGGATTGTCTTCATTTCTTACTACCGCCTCGTGATTACTCTTCAACTTGAGGAGAGTTTCCAGTAAAGCCAGCTTCCCCTGCTGACGGAACAGCTCCAGTTCCGATTGTGCCGTTACCACGCCCTGAATCGTCAGTTCCCGAAGGTCCGTCAGGTACTCCTCCATCAGGGGCCATTCCTTGCTGCTGACCATCGGGGCCAGCTTCTGCGCTTGCTGCTTGTTGAGCATTTGCCATCATTCCTTGTAACATTTGAGCGTACAGTTGAGCCTCGTTCACATCGTTAACAAGACTGTCGGGGTCAATATCCTGTGAGATAGCTAACTCGCGCATCAAGTTTGGTATCTTGATAAACGGAGCCAACATCGGATTGGATACGGTTTGCAACAACGTAGTAAGACGCTGTGTGCGTACTTCCTTTTGCATAACGGCTGCAGAACCACGAGGCTTGATTTCTAAGTCGCCTGTGATATCTTCTACGTTCTCATTGAACTGCATGTTCCACTGGAAGTAAGATTCACCCAGCGGTTTGAGAAGAGAGTCGTCAATGTTTTTGATGACAGTCTTCATTGCAAGGTTTGCCGAACCCATCAGCATTGAAAGACCCGACGCTGTTCTGCCCGTGCCTGTTACACCCGTTTGTCCGTGCATGATAGACGGGATGCCCGTATCTTCATCAGCAAGCTGTCTGCTAATTTGATACATCTGTATGTTTTCAGGTGCGGTGTTAGGAAACTTCAGACCGTTGATTGCCGTACCAGTGACACCTGATTGACGACGGAATATCTTGCCGGGAAATATATCCATGTTCTGACCGGGAACAAGGCTGGCCTCGTCCACGTCAAACACCAGATTGCCAGCAAGAGCCAAGTTATCAATTGCCATCCGGTAATGACCATTCATCAGCTTTTGTGACGCTTCCATGTTTTCCGCTACGCCTACGCCCCATAGCTGGTAGGGGTTGATTTCGAACGGAAACGCCTGATACGGAATACGTACGGGTGTGAACGGATTCAGAACACAGCGAAGAATCTCTTCACCACACACCCAAGCGTTGATTTGTACTTGGTCAATACCTGAAGCATCAGGTGAAACATCTAAGCCAACATGTCGTGCGAGGCCTACGTCCAACACACCCCAGTATTCAAGAACCTCAAACCGACTTTCCTGATAGTACGCTTCAGTTTCATCCTCGCGAATAGTATCTTCATAGTACTTATCTGTATAGTTTGGACCTAGGGCAAGACAGTTGTTGATTGCCTCTGCGTTAAAGTGCGGACGCATTAACAAACCACGCAACTGCTGGCGGTTCATGCGGTGACGTTCAATGACGTACTCGCAATCCTCTATCGATGTGGCAGATGGGTCAGGATGAAAGTCCCATGCGGACACAGCTTCAATACGGGGAACCATCTTTTCGTACGGATTGTACGTACGCTCCCCTGTCTGTTCGTCCCGCTCCCACTTGTGGACACGTTTGTAAAAGTTAAACGGTCCCTTTACTACGCCTGTTCCTAGCAAACAGGACTCAAAGATTGCTTTACGTAAAACGTTTACAGCACCCGTATCGAGAAGTTGGTCGTGAATACACTTCTCCATCAGACGTGCCATTTCTTGAGCAGGTTCAACCTGTGGTTCGCCCATCTTTGCTGGGCCTTCTTTAAGATTAGGAAACTCGTCGTACCTACCTAAGTATGGTTTATCAGCTTGCATCGCACCGGGTGCAAGTTCTCTACCATCACCCGGAAATCCGTACGGGTCAGAAGACATTTGGTCTAGTGGTGTTTCCATGTGAGCAAACTCAGCAATACCTTCAGGCATTGGGGTCGACTCTACTACGATTGGAAATCGTTTGTTTGCGAATAGGATGTCAATGATTTGTCCGTACGCAGCAAGAACTTTAGTCTTAGTAGTTTTGATGAACACCTTTGACCGTTCAGATTCACGGTACTGGGTGGTTGAATCGTAGATTCCTCTGAAGTTCTTGTATGCTTGAAGCCAACGCTGTTCGTAGGCGTACCTCGCCTTTTCAGCGTCTTCTAATTTGCCCTTGATGTAGCCGGGAAGACCCGGCATCTGTCCTCTAGGGTCAACTACAGATACGTCTTCTTCTTGCTCTGGTTGGAGAAAATCCTCAGACATGCTCGTTCCTTAATAGTCGCGTTCTTCAGCCATCTTCATTAATGAAGGGTCAACTGCAGTTTTGGTCATCTTCTTTGGCATGTCCTCAGTCAGCACACCCTGTGCAGTCTTGGTGTCAAACTCAAGACCTTCACGGTAAAGCTGGTCTGAACCCATCGCATCATCAACTGATGTGTTAGGTGAGTTCATGATATAAGATGCGCCATAATTGTAGTTATTATTAGGCATAATACTCTCCCGGTTATGGTGACATTGTTAAGAAGCTATCACCCTCGCCAAAGGCTTGTTGAGCGGTTGCTTCTCGTTGTTGACGGGTCTGTTCGTCAGCTTCGCGCTGTCGTACTTGTGCCATCAATTCTTCTTGGGTAGCAGGGCGGTCGCCGGGTACGTCAGACCCAGCACCAGCTTCGCTTGCTCCCATAACTATCATTGGTACGGCTGCTGCTGGTCCTGCAGCCACACCCAACGCTCTCGCACTTGCTTCGAGACCAATCTCTGCAGCAGC